TTACGCAGGCAGCTGCCGCCCTGTGTGGTCGATGGTGGTGTCGCCTTTGAGGATGAGCTCGGAGACGGGGACGATGGCGTAGCCGTTCTGGAGGAGGTATTCGATGATGGAGGGGAGCGCTTCGGGGGTGTGGAGGGCGGCGTTGTGGAAGAGGACGATGCTGCCGGAATTTACCTTCGCCGTCACGCGCTGGGTGATCTCAGAGGCGGAGAGGTCCTTCCAATCAAGAGAATCCCCACGCGTAATAAAAATAAAGGCTATTTTCTCAGGACTTTTGTGCCATCAGGGGAGCAGATAACAGACTTGATAAGCATGGCGGCAACGGCTTTTTTATCATCGAAATCGAGTCCAGGAAAGTCGATCAGGAGCGGGACGGCGGCGCTGCTGACGGCCATGTCGTTGAGCTTTGTGACGAGAGCTTTCTTCTCCGCCTCAAGGCGGTCGAGCTCTGCGTTGATATATTTGATGGTGACAGGGGACCCTTCGGCCAGGGCTTTGACTAGGTTCGATATCTTCTGCTCAGTCTGATAAAGCGACAGCTTGACCGCGTTGGAGTCGTCGCTGAGGACAGGCTTCCGTTCGCCTTGCTGGTTTAGGGACTCCATGATGTAGCCGACGATCTCATTCTCCACGAACGCCTCAACTTCCTCGACGGTTTCCGTGTGTCTGACATCGCAGACATAAAAATTGGTACGACCGCTGCAGTAAAAGCGCAGCTTCCCGGAGTCGCGGTCCTTCAGCACCTTCAGGCTGTAACCGCATTCGGCGCAGTGCAGCAGGCCGGACAGCCAGGTGAGCATCCCTTTCCCGGTGTTCTTAATTTGCTTATTGCCGTCAAGCTTGTACTGGCAGGTAAGGAATAGGGAACTGTCGATGATACCGGGGTGATTGGCCAACGCAAAAAGATGGTCGCTGACATCGGTGTATTTTCGCTCGTTGGCCAGCCGCTTCCCGACGATCAAGCCGCCGTACACACCGTTGAAATCCTCAGGCTCGTTGTATATGATCATACCCTTACTCTTGTAATAAGCGTAGACATCGGTGTCGGCTTTCACATAGGCCGGATGACGGAGAACCCGAAAAACGGATATGGTGTCCCAGCTCTTCCGCTTCGTGCACGGAATGCCGTCATTTGTCAACTGCCGCGCGACGGAACCGAGAGACGCACCTGTGACGGAATACATTCCGAAGATCCTTTTAACGATGTCAATCTCTGCTGTCGGATCCAGAGCCTTGCTGCCGTTGACACGATGCTCGGCGATCCTCATTCCATAGGGCGCCGGGCCGCCTGGCCAGCCGCCGGTTTTGACGCGCTGATAATAGTTGTCCTTGACACGCTCCGCAATCGTCTCGCGCTCCAGCTGAGCAAAGACCATGATGATGTACAGCATGGCGCGGCCGACAGGTGTGCTTGTGTCGAACTTCTCGCTGACGCTGACAAACTCCACATTGTTGCGGCTCAATGCTTCCCATATATTGCCGAAGTCGAGGATACTGCGGCTGATCCTGTCCAGCCTGTAGCAGACGAGCTTCGATACTCGCCCGGCCTCCACCTCCGCCATGAGCTTTTCAAACTCCGGCCGCTTCGTGTCCTTACCCGAATATCCCCGGTCCTCAAATACCTTGCATTCGCCGGAAGTTTCATTTTTGCAAAGCTCAATCTGCCCCTCAATAGAAAGGCTGTCCTTCTTCTCCAGGCTCTGACGGGCATATATCGCAGTATATTTATCTGGCATTTAGATCATCTCCAGAGAACGGGTGCTCCTTACCGAAGGAATAGTGAGAGTAATGTCACAAAAAGAGATATCACAGCCAGGACAGTAAAAAACACAACGCAAGACTTGATTGTTTTTATATGCTGCGCGGCTTTTACTAAAATGAGAGTATTCAACTGATCAGTCGATACACCAGCACCGATGTAGCACATAAATCGCTTCTTGTCGCCTGAACCGTCGTAAAAGACATTTTCAGGAAGCTCGCTGTCGTTCATCGTCCTAAATCTGACTTGATCGGCCTCGGAGCAAGGAACACATTTCACCATACCGAGTGATTCTAACTCCGCATAATAATCCGGACTGTTCATTTCTCAATAAACCCCTTTCTTATTAAAGCTCCTAAAAGTACCCCCTGAAAATCCCAGGCGATTGCGAATATTCGTATAGAGGTCAGTTTTTGTTACCCTTCGGCTTTTTTATATTTGCCTTGAGGTAATACTGCTCGATGCCTTCTTCAATAAAATGCTCCATCTGGGCGTTGATGGAACGGTGCTCCCTCTCGGCGATGATTTCCAAATCCTTAAACACTTTCGGATTCAGCCGTATGTGTGTGTCCTTCTTCAGCTCAGCCATCAAGTGACCTCCAAATTATGATAAAACCATAATATCGGGGCACTTTGGGGCTGTCTATGGCACAAAGGGGGACGATAATGATCCCATTATGGGAATACTACAAAAAAGAAAAGACGCCAAAATATACATAATGTCGAAATTTTAACTTGCTAATTGCAAATTATGAGACAGGGTGTATAATCTGACGTGTCGGGTAAAAACACTAAAATTGTATATTATCGGCAAACCCGGAGCGATCCGGCGGCGCAAAGCTACAGGGCCTCAAGCAGGCAGCCAGTTGCGAAGAGCATACGTAACATGCTCATGAAGACGGCTGCGAAGCCGTTTTTTTGTTTTTGGGTATCATTTTTGCACTTAAGTCCTACGTTTTTGCATAAGGATTGAAAATGGGACATCAAAGGCGATACAATCATATCAACATAAAAATTAGATAAAAGGCTTAGATATGAAAGAGAGGAACTAATGAATGATGAGAAAGCCGACATTCTAGTGAGAAGCCTATCCGAAAAGCAAAACCTGATACTCAATGCATATCTTTTAGAAGCTGAAGAAATCCATTCAGTCGAAGCTCCTGCTCAGGAGTCAACCGCTTAAGCAGCTCCTTGTTCTGCCTCTGTATATCGCTCAACCCGTCATCCGAAGTGATGACGGGTTTTTCTATTTGCTCATCGCGGCCCAGAAGATAGTCAGCTGTAACGTTGAAAATTTCGCACAAGCGTACAAGGTTCTCGTTATCGATATTGAATTTATTATTCTCCCACCCGGAAAGGGCGGCCTGTGTGATACCTAGCTTCGATGCGAGCTCGGCTTGCTTCATATTATGTTTAACTCTGAGGTGCTTAACCTTGTTCAAAATATCACCTCCGACGATATAAATTTAGTTTATATTTCACGAAAAGTAAAGACAATATAAAGAATCTTTAAAAAAGAGCTTGACATATAAACATAACTTATATATCTTATAAACAAAGCTAATAAAATATAAACAAAACTAATATCGGAGATGCGATATGAGTATCAAAAAACTGAGAACAGCTAAAAACATGACACAGACCGCGTTGGCGGAGGGCATGAATGTAAGCCAAGCCATCGTATCAATGTGGGAAACTGGCGCTTCAATGCCCTCCGGCTTCATGCTCATAAAGCTTTCTAAGTTCTTCGGCTGCACGATCGACGAGCTGCTGGACGGTGGGGACGCAGCGGAAGAGGCCGCGCCGGCAGCCGAGAGAGCGGGATAGGGAGGAGGTGAGGGGGATGAACATAAAGATAGCGATCAACGGCAACAGAATTGCCTTAAACAATCTGAAAATGCTTTTAAAAGAACTGCGCGCTGTCGAAGACGAGATGAAAAAAGACCACCCCGATGTTGTGTTGAACATCGAGGTGGCCATGGATTAAGACTCCTTGAAAACCTCAATGCTTATTAGGTTTCTGGCAGATGCTGAGACTGCGCAATCGTCTCCGAATAAGTGCATGTCAAAGTTCAATGGGTACTTATGTGCTAAAAGCTGATCGCCGGAAATGGATTCTTCTGACATAGCGGTTGTGTAATCGACCTTCGTTATGTTGTGAAATTCAAGAGCAGTTTTATCAGAGTACTTAAAAACAAAACAGAACATATCTATCACCTCCCTTCACAGGGAGAGTATACGACAATAATTTCCAAAAAGCAACAAAGGCAGCCGAGAGAACGGGATAGGGAGGAGCGGGAATCATGAAAACGATTGAGACTATTGTCGAGCGGCTCCGGACAAAATACGGCGACAACGGCCGTTATTACGTCTTTGGGGAATGGCTGAAAGATTTCAAGGTCGCCATTGAAAGGGATGACAACGCGCACGGTACTGGCACATGGCTTCGCCTTGATGAGCGCGCCGGCGCTCTGCACGATAAGCTTGACGGATTTTTGTGGGGGCTCAATGCCGCGAGAGTTATCACTGATAGAGAACGAAGTCAGGCGAGCGAGGAATTGACCGCCCTGCGCTGGCCAAAAAAAGAAGAGACGGCTGCCGCGCCGGCGGCCGAGAGAGCGGAATAGGGAGGAGGTGAGCGGGATGGAATGGTTGGCTGGAGGAAGCATCTCTGCCCGAGAGTCGGAATCTCTCAGGCAGATAGCTGAATCTCAAAAAGAACGCCTGATGAACGGGAAAGCGACGCCTAATGATATTCGAGTGGAGAACGGACTTGAACCACGGAAAGACGAGGTTTCCAACACTAGGTTAATGAAGATAGATAAAGCAAGCAGCCGTTTTGCCGTCCATTTTATCTAAACGCTGGAGCTCCTCGTAACTCATTTTCAAAGCTCCGCATACTGCCGGGACCATGTTGTTTAAATCGTCCAATGAAATATTGATGTCAAAATGCTCGTTCAGAGTGTGTGCAAGTTCGGACGATAAAATCGTGTTAAATTTACTCCCCATAAAAAAGAGATTGTACTTATCCATCAACGCTTTATGTCCGGCATCGGTTATTGGGCATTTCAAACTTTCGTTTCTTATGTCAATCAAGGCCTGAACTATTTTGTTGAACTGCTCATCAAGCATAGCATTCACCTCCATTCACAGGGAGAGTATACGACAATAATTTCCAAAAAGCAACAAATCAGAACCCTTTATAGCGGCATCCCGGGCCATGGGTATGGAGCGATACAAGAAGCTCTTTCTGCGGGTGGCCTGCCGCCAAAGACATAAGCCTCGGGGCGGCCCCGCAGCGCCCCGCATCACTAAGAGGGGAGCAATCACAATGACGATAGCGAGAGAAAACTGGCTCGAAGCCACAATTGAAAAAGCGGTCAATATGAAAACAGCTCCGGAGACGGACGAGGGGCTTGACGAGATCCTGTCGGCGCTTTCGATCGAAACCGGATATGAAATAGACTTTCTCAGAGAGATATGGAACGAGTGCGCAGCTGACGGTGACGGCTTTGATCATTTCGTCGGAGTAACACTCGAGTTCGATTGGTAGCGTTATAACCGCAGCCCCTCCACCGCATCCACCTCGCCGTAGTCGACGAGCTCGGGGCAGTCGCGGTCGGTGGTGGCGTGGAAGGTCAGGCAGGCGGGGAGGTCCTCGTCGGGATCCTCGAAGGTGACAACAACCAGCTGCATTCTATCCTTCTTCATATCCTTGACCATCTTTTCCAGATCGGCCAGATTGACTGTAATTTTCTTCATATTCATCACCTCGCATAAAACATACCACAGAAGGGCGGAATTGTGAATGTCACAATGCAAAGGAATTATATTCCAAAACGTTCGGATGGCAGCCGGTTTAACACAGGAAAGGCTCGCTGAACGAATCGGCAAGTCCGTGGAGACTGTCAGGGCCTATGAAGCAGGCTCCCGCGATCCAGATCCGGACACTGTTGTAAAAATGGCTGACGCTTGCAACGCGCAGTATCTGGCTTACCAGTATTTGCAGCAGACTGCGCCAGGGCTGCGGCTCCTGCCGGAGATTGAGCTCCATGAGCTGCCAACAGCCATCCTGCGATTTCTGAAAGAAGTCAGAGAGCTGATGGATTGCCAGCAGGACCTCATCGCCATCGGAGCGGACGGCGTCATCGCGCCTGATGAACAGGACCAGTGGATTAAGATAATCGGCGAGTTCGGCGACGTAAAGAAGGCCATTATCGAGCTGGAGCTGTCGCAGGGCCAGTCACGCATATAAACCGCAGTGACTGAATAGTCTGCCTTGAAGGGGGCGAAATCCATGACAGGTAAAACAATATGGAACGGCCGGGAGATCATCGGCCATGACGAAGAGCTGCAGAGGCACACGGACGAGATTCTGCAGCGGGAGTTCATCCCGTACGCCCTGGCCGATCCGGCGCGGGCCCGGCGAATCCTGCGTAAGATACTGACGGACGATAATGGGCAGCCTTATCTGGCAGACTACGACGGGAAGTACATAGGGCCGGTACCGGAAAACATCAAGGCTAAATTGGCAGCGGCGGGGATATAACCGCCGCGCTGGTGGACAAGCATGAAAGGAATATGTAATGACGCAATCGACGGAAGGTATTTTGTACGTTGATTTCGGAGCGGGATGCTTTGTTTCCGAGAAATATGCCACAGACCCGGACGAGCAACGTTATTACCTGGACGACGCCACACACCGGATGACGCCGGTACCGAAAGAGGAGGACAATTGATGACCAGATATAGACCATACATAGGACGAGGCAGAACGCGAAAGGACACAATCGCCAGGATATTGCTGATCGTCCTTTTCCTATCCCTCGTGATACCGCCTGCGCTTGCAGGGAAACTCCAGGACAAGCCACAGATGGACAAGCAGCACGAAGACACCATTATGACAGATACCATCGTCACGGACACCGTCGGCGCCGACTATAACGGCAATGCCGGCGCAGAGCTCCGGACCCTCCCTTCTCTCTCCGCCTCCGGCTCATCGGTTACAGGAGCGGATATGCAACGGGCCTATGAGCTGTTGTATATCGCTCCCGCGCCGGCGGCGGACCCGATGCCGGAACCCTCGCCATCACCGGCAGCGCCGATCTACGACATCGCGCTCTCGGACGAGCTCCAGATCTATACATATGACCTCTGCCAGGAGTACGACGTCGACTATGAGACCGTGCTCGCCGTCATGTATATCGAATCTCGGTACCAGCCGGAGGTGGTCAGCAGGACGCATGACTACGGCCTGATGCAGATCAACAAGTACAATCATAAATGGCTGTCAGAAGCGCTCGGCTTTACATACACCACGACCGACGAGCTGCGTCAAAACTTCCTCGATCCATATAACAACATCCTCGCCGGCGTTTATATGCTCAGCGAATCGGCCGGGAAATACAGCGACGTTCACCGGATGCTGATGGTATATAACCTGGGGCCCGGCGGTGCAAAGAACCTTTGGAACCAAGGAATTTACAGCACACAGTACAGCCGGGCCGTCGTCGCCCAGGCTGATGTCATCAGGGGGTTGGGTCATGCCGAAGGTTAAGCCTGTGTGGGTTGAGTCGTACAGGGTGAAGCATCCGGTACACGGATCGGAGCTGGTAAGCCTGGTTAACCCGCCGAAGCGCGATGTCAACGCACTGGCAGTCCAGGAGGCCGCCCGCCGGTGGGGTGTTCGGTGGGGGAAGGTCTTCGAACAGTGCACGGTAACGAAAGAAACAGAGTCGTGGAAGTGTACCTGCGATACGTGCAAAAAGGAGTTCTTTTCAACGAACGTCGCCAGTGTGTGCGTCCCATGTGTCAGCCGGCGCAACCGGGCGATGCTTCAATACATGAAGCGCCATCCAGTCGACAGGCGGATCAACGCGGGAAATTAAAAGGAGGAAACTGTATGTTGCATCAAGCAATCGAAAAGATCGACAGGGAACTATCCTCTGCGAAAGGCACAAACACCAGTAATTTTGTGAAGGCCGTGAAAGACGGTGTCGCATCGGCGCTGAAGGAGTTCGCGCGGCAGAATACCACTTTTGCACAGGCTGTCGTTCAGAGCGACAGGACGGTAATCGACTGCTGCGAGGATGTTGTGAAGGGCGCCCAGTACAGCTTATCCGACATTGAAGCATACCGCCGGGCGGTGAAGTTCTATTTCCCCGGCGCCACGGTAAAGTTTTCTATGAGCATAGAGCTTGTCGACAAACCGTCTCAGGATGCTGTGATACTGGACCTGGCCAACTTCTTCTAACGGGAGGGCAGGGGATATGCCGATAACAGCATACAAAATGTTCGGTAAAGGCCTGGTATGCAGGGGTTATAAATTCGAGCCCCATGGGACGCATATAACAAAAGAGGCGAACTGCGCGAAAAACGGCTTTCACTGCGCGGAGGATCCGCTGGACTGCCTCAGCTATTATCATGATTTTTCAGAATCGGAGTGCTGGGAAGTAGAGGCTGGCGGTGATATCGACGAAGACGACAATGACAGCAAGATATCCTGCACGGAGATGCGGCTTATACGCCCGCTGACACTTGAGGAATTTGTCGAAGCCGCGTTGGTGTATATGTCAAAGCACCCTTTCAGGGCGTGGAACAGGTTGGTAAAAGAGAACACGGGCGAAGCTGAAAACGGCTTTGTCATCGTACGGGGCTCCAATCCCATAGCATCTGGTCAGAAATCCGCGATACTCGCGCTCGTGAAGGAAGACCTCTCGACACATAAGATCGTTGAAGTATCCATGCTTATCGTCGGAAGAGCGGGTATAAAGCCCGACGTCTACTACGATATAACAGGACACGCAAGGAGGGGTTGAGTTATGAATGATCCATATGAAACCGGTACACCCAAGTATTCAACGGCACAGGACATTTACGATGCACTGCGCGAGATGTCGTACGGTGAAGAAATTGGCATCCTGTCTGAAATGTTTTCCGACGTCAGCTGGGAGGGACAGGACTATTACTATGTCGACAATAGCGGGAAACTCTTCGAACGATGGGAGGAGATTACCGATCGTGGCGACAAGATGTGGCTGATGGACATTGCGGTTTGGCAGCTTTCCGACGAAGACGCCAACGAATGGTTTTATGAAATACTGAATAACGATGACCTCGCAAAGCGGATAGGATTTAAAAAGCTTTTTGTAGATAGTGTTTTGAGCGGAATGAGCAGCCAGTACAAGGAAATAGCAGAAGCTTTTGAGGAAAACCTCCACGAACTTGACCGATGGAATTCACACACGAACTCGTTGGCGCTTGAAGCCGCCCTAAAAACCGAATCATTACCAATGGCGTGGGATGTAATCAGATACAAATACAACGACCTTTGTTCAGCGATCTACAACAAGCTAAAAGGGCTGCGGCTGGACGATGAGAAACAACTTATAGTCGAAAGCCGTGCTATGCTGACCGGCTATGATGATTTCATGTTCGGCCTACGAGCAAATCAAGCACTTTATCAGGAGCAAGAGAAGATGTACCAAAACAAGGTGGCGTTATTACAAGCGAGATATGAAGATGTGCTTAAGCGGCTCCTGCTTGCCGCAAAAAAACAAGGTGTCGTTTTTGTACTTGATGATTCTGTTAAAGTTTTGCCGGAAACCTCTGGTGCTGTAGAAATCGATGTTTTTCAAGTAGGTGATTAGACCATGAATAAAGAGCAGCTTATGAAGCTCCGTCGCCTTGACGCGACACCGAAGATGATGAAAATGGCTGCGGCGGATAAACCTGAGAAATATCCAATATGGAAAGGCACCGAGGACAGATACAAGACGCGGCTGTATATGCGTTGCCAGACACTGGGCGGCATTCTGAAGGTTGCTTTTTTTCTCCCTCATATCATGCGCGCCCGCGGCCGCCGCGCGAGTTTCGAGCTTTTTATCAATCGGGAGACGGGAGACTTTCTGACATACGACGTCAACGCGGAGAAATGGCGCGAGGCGAAAGTGGACATGCTGCCTTGGCCCTCATATTCATATGGCTCCGGAAATCATGTCTGGATCAATCCCGAAGGGTACAGGAGCATAAAACAATATCTCGGTACTGAGCACGGCGGTTATCGCGGGATACTGGATTACCAGCTGAGCGTGAGGGAAAAGCAGCTCAAACAGAGATACAAGAAAGAGACAGGCCCCTGGGACGCCGATATGGAGCAGATCCCGGAGCTGCCAAAGGACTGGCAGCGGTGGGTATGTAAAGTCGGTATCGACGAGCACTTCATTTATTACCCCGGCGCCGGCGCGAAGACCGGCTGGTGCTCCTGGTGCGAAAACGAGGTACCGGTGAGCGGCCCCCGGCACAATAAGCCCGCCCGGTGCCCGCGCTGCGGTCACAGCGTCACGTTGAAGTCCGAAGCCAAGGCTGGGACCGTCATAACGAAAAACGTACCGGTCTATCTTCTCCAGCGGTGCGACTCCAACTTTGTGATCCGGGAGTTCGATACTTATTTGAAGTATCGAGCAGGAAAATACAGACAGCCGGAAACCTCCTGCTTTGAGCGGAGACGGGTAATTTACGACAAGCACTTCAGTGGCAGAGCTTATTACTGGGGAGATTACAAGCAACACGAGACACGTTGGATATCCACCAGTCCATCATCAAATTACTACCGTGCCGACGGTGCTGTTTACGGCAAAACGATACCGCTTCTCTCTAAGAATGAGTTGGCTCGTACGGGTCTGCCTGAAATCATCCGGTCGTTGAAAAAGACAGACCCGGAATGGTACATAGAAATATGGAGGAGAAAACCCTGGCTGGAGCAGCTGGCAAAAGCGGGGCTGTGTCGTCTGGCGATGGAGCATGCCGACGCCCGGGGATATAACGTGAGCAGTAAGGACTGGCGGACCGGCCGTATGGAGATGAACGGAGAGCTCCATAAGCGGCTCGGGATAAACAAAAAGCAGTTCCGCAGGCTCAGGGAAAATAACGGCGGTCTGCTGTTTGCGGAGTGGATCGAGACCGAGAACAGAACCGGTCGGGAGCTGCAGGATCGCATCATATCATGGTTTGAACGGGAGGATATCCACCCGAAAGAACTAGATTTTATACGCGACCGTATGAGCGAAGTGCAGATTTGTAATTACCTCAAACGCCAGAATGCAGAGACTGGGGAGAAGGTAAAACAGATACTCCGCACATGGGAGGATTACCTGAAAATGGCGAAGCGCCTGAAAATGGACACCTCTGACGCCATAATCTACCGGTGCAGGAAGCTCCGGCAGAGACATGATGAGCTCGTAAAAAGGTTCCAGAGCAAGGAGCTTGCCATGCAGGCCGCCGAGTATGCTGTCAAGTATCCCAATGTCGACGAAATATGCAAGTCGCTTAAGAAAAAATACGAGTTTGCAAACGATAAATATATCGTACTGGCCCCGTCGGGGATAGAGGATATCATCGCAGAGGGAGAAGCGCTCAGTCACTGCGGCGGGAAAAGTGACCGGTATTTCGAGCGGATAGAGGTTAATGAGTCTTATGTGCTCTTCCTGCGAAAAGCGTCAGAACCGGACAAGCCGTATTACACCCTGGATATTGAGCCATGTGGCACGGTCCGGCAGAAGAGGACATATTACGACAGGCAAAACCCAGATATAAAGGATGCCGAGAATTTCCTCAAAGCCTGGCAGAAAGAAATCACCAAACGGATGACCGAGGAGGACATCGCCCTCGCTGAGCAGAGCCGGAACCTTCGCATACAGAATTTTGAGGAGCTGAAGGTAAGTAAAAAAATCGTCACATCGGGTCACTTGGCAGGAAAGCTCCTGGGGGAAGTCCTTCAGGCGGACCTTATGGAAAACGAGATACCCGTAATCAAAAAATTATATAAGGAGGCTACGTCAGCATGACGGAGACTATGACAATAACGAGGACGACAGAGGTCATCGCCGGTGAAATCAGGGCCTTGGCTTTACAGTTTAAATCCCTGGCGCTTACCTACGCTGTAGAAATCGGGCGAAGGCTCTGCGAGGCCAAGGAACTTGTGGACCATGGAGGCTGGGAAGGGTGGCTGGAAGAAAACACGGAATTCAGCCAGCGGACGGCAAACTATCTGATGCAAATATTCACCGATTACGGCGCCGATCAGATGTCTTTTGACGGTGCGGTAAAATCGCAGACGTTTGCGAATTTGAGTTATTCCAAGGCTGTGGCGCTCCTCCAGATACCGGCCGACGAGCGGGAGGAGTTTATCAGGGAAAATGATGTGGACGCCATGTCGACAAGAAAACTGCAAGACGTCATCAAGGAGCGAGATGAGCTGAGAAAGAGTAACAAGCAGCAAAACGAACAAATATTCGATCTGCAAAAAAAGCTTGATCAGGCTCGGAAGGACTATACTGCAGCGGAAGAAGAGGCAGCCGCTACCGAGAAGGAACTTAAAGAACTCAGGGAGCTGCCTGTCGATGTAACCGGCTTCCAGACGGACCCGGAAGAAATTGAGACCGCGCGCGTCCAAGCGGCCGAAGAGGCAAAGAAGCAGGCCGCTGAGGAGTGGAAAAAGTCTATAACCGCCATCGAAGCCAAGCTTAAAAAAGCAGAGAAGGACGCCGAGGCGGCGAAAAAAAAGGCTGAAGACCTTGAGAAAAAGCTGGCAAATGCAAAGGACACCAGCACAAGTGACGAGGCGCTTGAAAAGGCGCAGGAGCGGGCCCGTATGGCGGAGCTCGCCGCCGAGGATGCAAAGCGCCGCCTGGCAATCGCCGATCCGTCCACGGCAAAATTCGCAGCATATTACAATCAGGTCCAGGTGGCGCTGGGGCAGATGCTGGAGATAGCCGCCGCGGCTCAGGAGGACAAATTCGCCGGGTATAAAAACGCTGTTGAAAAGCTCTTTGAAGTTTTCGGGATGAAGTTTAAGCAGCTGCTGGTCAACCCTGAGACAGCTCCGCCCGCAGATAAACATCCGCAGGAGGAGAACGAGGAAGCTGGGCAGAAGGTTCGCACCTGTCGCGTCTGCGGCTGCACAGACGACAATGCCTGTCCGGGAGGCTGCTCATGGGTCGAGGATGACCTGTGTTCTGCCTGCGCTGATCCTGAAGCCCTGCCGGAGAGTTCCGAGGGAGATGAAGACCACGAAAATGACAGCTCTGACGAGGAATAAGAGCAAGCCGATGACCGGCTGACACCGCGCCTGGACCTACTTGAGGCGTTGCGGTATACGAAATTTCTTATTTGACGAAATGGAGCAACCGGTATGAAAATCACACAATGCATTGATTGCTATAAAGATTTTGAGCAGCCAGACAACGGCAGCCGGCGGATATGTGATGTGTGCCGGCCAAAACATAAGCAAAATCATGACCGGGATTATAGTTTTAATAGAAAGCATAGAAAAAGAGCGGCAAGTACGGAGGCGGCCGCGCCGCCGGTCATTTCAATTGCTGATTTCAACCAGCAGGCCAGGGAGCAGCGGCTGTCATACGGTCAGCTGGCGGCGAGGCTGAGAGAAAAGGCATAAAAATAACACCTTCGTGGTGTTTTCGGTACCTTTATTATTATTGCATTACCATAGGCTCGGAACCTTTCGGCCGTGGCCTACACAGTTCCTTGCCGTGCTGATTTAGTTAATAAACGATTATCAGGACGACAAATACAGAAATACGCCTGCGTTCCATGCTTTTCACCTCCAAACAGTAGATACTACATATTTTACCCATCCGGCACGGAAATATACCGAGAGGAGCGGGATTGATGAAAAAACCGAAACCGATAGCATTTTTGACGCTGATGGTGAAGGCTATCCGGAGGGAGAACAACCCAAAGACGATGACGCGGCGGGTGATTAAGCCGGAACCTGCGAGTGATGTTTGTGTCGAATATTATCCGTCCGGGACTCCATGTTTTTTTGCGAACCATATGCCGATCAAACATCAGTATGAGGTCGGTGACGTCCTTTGGGTCCGGGAGGAGCATTATGCTTACGGGTGCTGGATGAAGGTCGGCGCGACGAAGACGGGGCGTGACAAATACCGGTTTATTGCCGATTACAAGCGGCCTGTCTATTACTGCGACACGCTGCCGACGCACGTCAAGCTGTGCAAGGGCCGTAACGATGTCGGTTATTTCAAGCGCCTGGGGCGCTTTATGCCGTACCGTCTGGCGCGGATGTTCATCACCGTGACAGCCGTCAAGGCGGAGCGGCTGCAGGACATCACGGAAGAGGACGCGAGGGCGGAAGGCGTCGATAAGCGAGGAACTCTCAAATATGTTGACTGCTTCCGCCTCTTATGGGACAGCCTGAACAGCGAACGCGGGTACGACTGGAACGCGAATAATTGGGTGTTTGCTTATACGTTCGCGCGCGGCTACATCTCAGACATCAAGGCCACCGACAGGCCAATATGGACAGGCAGTCTTGTTGAGCCAACAGTTCCATATGAAGGAGAGATTGAGGACGTGAAATTCAACGGAGAAGTGAGGGAAAGGAGGTAAATATGGGAAAGCCTGTGATACTGCGGATATTTGATGGAGAAACGGGAATTGAGGAACTGGAGCGGGCGTTTGACGGTGATTTCTGCGTCCAGTTCACGGAAGACGACGGGCGCATACGGCGGCTCGGAGAAATCAGGAACGCGAAATATGGGGACAAGCACGAGATCAAAAGCTGGTACTATGCGCCGATCGCTGAGCAGATTGTCGCCAAATTCGATGAATTGAAGCATATTACCGTCGAGCGGGTGCTGTTCCTCGAAAATGTGAAATGGTCACCGCCGAAGGGCAGAATCAAGAAATGGATGTGGATCGCCCGGATCAAGAAGGCGAACGAGGACCTGCAGAACGTATGGGGTTACGACTATGTCATGGAGATCCGGGCGTACTTCTCCGATCAGATGTCAACAGAGCAGATCGTCGCGCTTGTATACCACGAGCTGCGGCACGTTGGCGAGGACGGGTCAATCCTGCACCATGACGTTGAGGACTGGAACAACATGGTCGCCACCCTGGGCGTCAACTGGTCATCCCCGGAGACGGACATCATCAACCTCTTGGGCGAAGAGTTCCGCGGCTTCGAGGCGCTCCGCTCCGTCGGCCGCCAGCTGTCGCTCCAATGCGACGGCAGCTCCGCCGCATTGGCGGGAAAGGTGGGGGCATGAATCCGGGATACCTTCTCTACCGGTTTTACTATGATGACGTTTTAGTATATATCGGTCGAACGAATCGGGGGTTAACGGAACGCCTGCGGGGGCATTTCTTTGGGAAAGCTCATTATAGAAAAATTGACATATTTTGCGTGAGCAAAATCGAATATGCAGAATTTAAGTCAAAGGCGGATATGTTTCTATATGAGATTTACTACATAAACAAGTTTCACCCGACGCTTAATATCGATGACTGTGCAGATGATGAGCTGACGATATGTCTGCCGGAAGCCGCATGGCAAGTGTACGACCCGCCATTAATGGAAAAATGGAAGGAGAAGCTGCAGGCAGTCATTAAACGTGAAGTGACCGAACGTAAAGCAAAACACGACTATGAAAATGAAAAAAGAGAAAAACGAAGGACTTTGAGTCGAGACGCGTATCTGGAATGGCTTGAAGAGCAGGAGGTTCTACGAAGTGGTAATTATTATCAATACGACTAATCTGGCTGGAAAGGTGGCGGCGTAGGGGATGGGTATGATCTTCGTCAAGACGCGAATGCGACATGTGCCGGCGAGCTGTTCAAAGTGCGGGTACTATAATTCCTTCAACAAATGGGGCTTCAGGACATGCATGGCCATGACGGGATATGACGATGGCAAAATTTTATGTGGTGGCGGCAGTCGGGAAAATATACCTGACGTCGCTGTCACAAAAGAGCGGGCGCCCTGGTGTCCGCTGCTGGAGGTGCAAAATGCCTGAATTGCTTGGATACCCTCTTAACTGGCCTATCGGCTGGCCGCGCACGAAAACGCCGATACCGTCCAGATTCAAAGATGACCTTACGACCGCAGCGGCGAAGAATGAGTTGGTCGCTGAAATTGAGCGCATGGGCGGTCGGCAGATCGTGATAACGACAAATATACCGCTCAAAAAAGCCGGATCGCCGATGCCAAATCGAAGATCTCCTGATGACAAGGGTGTGGCCGTATACTTTACCCTCAATGGACAGCCAAAGGTTTTTGCCTGTGACAGATGGACCCGGATTAGTGACAATATGAGAGCTATCGCTAAGACCATTGAAGCCATACGCGGTATCGAACGCTGGGGATCGTCGGAAATACTGGACCGTATATATCAGGGCTTTCAGGCGTTGCCGGAAAGCGGTACATATTCAGATGATGCATGGTGGAACGTCTTGGAAGTTGACCCGGACGCCGGACCCGATGAGGTGAAAGAGGCATATCGGAAACTTATCAGGACGAATCATGTCGATGTCGGCGGTGATCCCGTTCTATTTGCCAAGATAAACGAGGCCTATGAATCAGCAACAAAGCATTTCGCGCTGAACGGGAGGGTGTAATGGATAGATTCACGCGCAGGGATGAAAACGGAAAAGCATGGATTGGCCCGGGAAAGGGCGGAATGAGCCCAGCAGAGCGTTTTGCTCAGTATGAGGAATCCGGTATAGAGCCAAAAGAAATTAACCGTCTGCAAAAAGCCTTCGCCTTGGCTAGCCGGATACTTGACGACCGCGTGAGTCTTTGCCCGCAGCAGTTCTTTGACATAAGTTGGCCGGAATGCTCCGGAGAAGATAATAAATGCGGGGATCGGCCTATGTGGGAATGCTGGCAGAAGTACATTACAGAAGTCGTTGAGAGTGAGGCGGTCTGCCGCGTCTGCGGCTGTACGCAGGACGACGCCTGCGCCGGCGGTTGCAGTTTGGCAGAGGACGATCTCTGCAGATCATGCACACCGGAAGAGGAGGAAATCGATTACGATACTACTCCACCAGCTGCAGAGGAGGTTACGCCATGATTGCTTTCGTATCAGGATATTCAGACACGAACCTTATTCATTACTGCCCGTCCTGCGCCTCTCCGGTTTTTATGTGCCATGCAGACGGAACCGGAACATGTGGCGGGTGCGGACTGCGATTTGCTGTAATAGAGGCAGAATCGGAGGATGATGAATGAGCGTTGAGCATTTCAGAGGTCAGCGTACGCCGGTGTGCGACGGGCGAGACGGGGAATGTGAGACGCGGCTGGCGGGGGAGATGAGCTTCGACGATGCCGTCGCGGCCATGCGCCGCGCGGGATGGACGAGGCAGAAATCCGAAAAGACGGGGCGCTATCAGAATTTCTGTAAGGAGTGTCAGAAGGATGAAAAAAGGCCGGAGGAATCATCAGAAGAAAAGCGCCGGGGGCAGCGTCTACGCCCAGCTGCGGCAGCCGACGGAGCTCCCGCGGTGCAGCGAATGCAGCAAGGGATTTGTGACGCTCAAGGTCATCACGGTCAACGGTAAGGTGCAGCAGCTCTGCCCGGCCTGCATCAGGAAGGTGCTGCCGGAAGCTGACGAGCGCAGGGTGCCGCAATGACCGAGGTCAGGGCCATCGCCATTGATTTTGACGGTTGCCTCTGCCATAACAGGTGGCCGGAGATCGGGGAGCCGTACATAGATGTCATAGAAGCCGCCAAAGCAGAGCGGGCGTCCGGGACGAAGCTTATACTCTGGACCTGCCGGTGCGGGGAGCTCCTCGAAGAAGCGGTCGACTGGTGCGCGGGCCATGGACTCGTTTTCGATGCCGTCAATGAGCAGGTACCGGAACTTCTGAATAGATACGGAACGGACAGCCGTAAAGTATTCGCCGAGGAATACTGGGACGACCGCGCAAAACGCATGCCGGACATAGAAAGGGGGTGGACGCCATGAAGAAGGTTGTGTGGATCTTCTAAACATAAGACAGCATCATTGAATATTGAGTATTTTGCAAAGGAGGCGGGAGGCGTCTCGCCTCCTTTCCAAAACACTGAATGCCGGGTACCTTATCAGATGAATTTATACATTATATATACGCGCGCACGCGTTTTAAATAGGGCCCTTAAAGGCCTAAGGTTTTGACCATCTTATAAAAAGAGGATGATTTTTATGTCAGGGGGCAAATTCATGAAAAGAAAGGTTCAGTCCGGTGAGGTTGTGGAGGTGACCCTTTTCCCGGTTGGGTCAGCGACAAAACCGCGTAAGGGTCGGAAGAAGGGGTCGACGACATCACGAAAGCAGGATGCTAATATGCGGCTTGCTGTTCGAAAATTGGCACAGTCGATCCACTGCAATTTCCGACAGGGTGATATATTCCTGACATTGAAGTACAGCCAGGAGCGGATAGACAAGCTCATAGAAGAAATAAAAGCGGACGGACAGGATGTGACGCCGGACACGATCAGATTATATGCTATTCACGAGCGTGACTGCTTCCTGCGGCGGATTAAGCGGAACATGCTGGCAAGAGGCCAGGAGCTCCGGTACATAGCATCGACTTCCGATATCGACGGGTCGACAGGAGAGCTCGTCAAGGTTCATCATCACCTGATTATTCCAAAAGAGGCCTTCGACTTCGTTTTCAGGCACTGGGCCAAGGACTGGACAAACTACACGCCTCTTGACAACAGAAAAGATCATACGGCTCTGGCCGAGTACATCATCAAGCAGTGCCGGCGGCAGCCGGACAAAAAAAAATACACCGTTTCGCAGAACCTGAAAAAGCCGGTTGTCATCAGCGAGGAGATCATCACCGTCAAGGAGGAGCTGAAGGTACCGCGCGGGGCGAATGTCACGCACCGGGATCCATTCGACTTCACGGCGCCGACGCAGTACGTCCGATACATAGAGCCTCCGAAGAATAAGAAGCGGGGAGGGAAACGGGAATGAGCTCGCAGCGGGATATCAAACTTGATGCGTATGAGATTGATAAGTTCGCTTTCAGGGAGTGCAAATACTTCTGCCTGCAATATCCGTACAAGAAGAAGTGGGTCGAAAAGGAATGTGCGCCAGGAGCAGCGCCGCTTACAGCAGCAGTTCATGGAAGCAAGGAAGGAAGGCCAACAGAGAAGAAGGCTATGAATCTGGACGGTTATATTGACGATGTTCGCCTGATTGAAACGACGGCTATGGAGGCAGGAGGCGACATATACGAATGGCTGCTAAAAGCTGTCACGGAGGAAAAAGCGACATACAACATGATCAGGCCGCCGATAGGAGTGAATCAGTTCAACAGGCGGCGCCGTCTGTTCTTTCTCCTGCTCGCTGTTAAAAAGGGACTCGTGAAAAATCGGTGACCAACGGGACATACTTTCATGCTAAGCTTGTATCGTCGAATAGTGCGAAAGGGGTGTGACGGCATGTGGACGCCAAGTATGAACAGATTGTGCTCTGCGGGCCGCATGCCCGCGATTACCGGTTGGCCGGGGAAGAGATAGACCTCGACGAGGATGTCCGCGTCAAGGATAGCTGCGAGATATGTGGCAGCCTGGGGTGGACGTATTGGATCGATCGAGACGGTTCGATCTCTGATGAGGTGATATCTATGCGGAGGAAAATGTGCGCACATGTTGGGTGTGCGATTGCAGTACCGTTTGATCAGCGGTTTTGTCAGAAGCATGCAGATGACAACAAGAGATACCAGGCTGAACGGCAGGCACGCTACGACAAGACGGTCAGGCTCGTCCGTGACGCAGACATTCACGCATTCTACCTGACGCCAGAGTGGAACACCACAAAGCAGGTCGTTAGAGATAAATTCAAAGGCCTGTGCGTATGGTCGTATTTCGTGGACGGTATGATCATCAAAGGCGAAGAGCCACACCACATCAAGCCGATCCGGACGGAATGGGAGCTGAGGCTGGCACTGCCGAACTTGATATACCTGTCTCATGCGGTTCACATGAAGGTTGAAGCGGCGTATCGAAAAAGCGAGAAGATAAAAAAGCAGGTTCAAGATCAGCTGTTTGACCTGATGAAACGATGGGAAAACGAGTTTGCCTGCCCCAAGGGGTAGGCAAAAAAGTTTCTATTTTTTTTGCCAAAACCGCACAGCCCCTCGCGTGTGTGCAAAGTTCCAGATACGCGAATTCTGGATGGGGTGGAGCGAAAAGGGCTGAAATAGCAAGGGTTCTCGGGCGCGGGGGCGCGCACGCGCGATATAGATAAATCTATACCTTTCAGCGCGGACTCTACTGAGAGGAGAGTGACGATTATGCCGGCAGCGAAAGACATGTCCCTGAACAAGGGCCATTTTACAAAAAATCAGATCGAAAATCGCGAAAAACAGAAAGCTTCCGTCACGCCTTCCGTCTCGCTGAAGGCGCCGGAGATCATCAAGACGGACGTCCGGTTCATGCGCATCTGGAAGGACACGCTGAAGCTCTACAAGGGCACGCAGCTGCTCAACGCCCTGGACGGCGACATGCTGGCCCGGTACTGCATCGAGAAGCACAACCTCCAGGAGCTCTACAAGGAGCGGGAGGCTTACAGAAAAACCGGATACTCCATGGCATACGCGGTCAAGAAGCCGGAAGACAAGGCGAAAAACGAGCCGCCAGCCGACAAGGCGATCTCATGGGTTGAGGCCCGGTACAAATTCGGCCCCGGCGTATCACAGGAAGCCGGAGAGGATGTGGCTGAAGCAGGCGGATCGAATGAGATCAAGATTACCCCCGAGGCGTACCTGGACACGCTGCTCCGGCTCGAGACGCGCATCGAGGCCAAGACGAAGCTTTTAAACCAGATGGCCCTCGCGCTTTATATGACGCCGCGGGCCCGCGCCGGCGCGGTACCCATGAAACCGGACAAGGAGCCCGTCGACGGCAACGCCGACATGTTTGACTGATGAGCGGGACAAAGGGGAAAAACAAAGCGCCGGCCATCAGCATGGATATGCACCCGGCGGAACGGTATGCCCGGTCGGTTGTCGCCGGGCTTTATAAATGCGGCGAGTGGGAAATCAAGGCCTGCCAGCGCCATCTGGACGATCTGAAACGACAGGGAACGACGGACTTCCCGTATGTCTTCGACGAAACCCGCGCGCAGCGCATTTACGACTGGTTCGAGCGGTGCTGCTATCATCCGCGCGGCGTCTTCTCCGGGCAGCTCATAAAGCTCAACAGCTCCCAGAAGTTCGACCTGGGCAACGTCTTCGGCTGGGTCCATAAGGACACCGGCCGAAGACGCTTTAAAAAGGCTTACGATGAGCAGGCCCGCGGACAGGCAAAGACAGTCAAGCTGTCGGGTGTCGGCCTTTACGGCATGTGCTCCGACTGCGTTTATCCGCCGGGCCGGCCGGACCTCCGCAAATACGAAATGATGCCGGAGGTCGACTGCGTGGCCGTCGACAGGATCCAGGCGCGGAAGGTCTGGGACGCGGCCGTCGTCATGGGCAAGGCCAGCCCAGACATCTCAAAG